TTCTTTTAAAGCTTTATTTGATTTAACTTTACCGGAAGCAGGAACAAATTCTTGAACTCGTTTAGGAACAAATTCAGAATTTTCATTTATTTTACGTTTAACTATAAAGTATTTTATATTAATTTTTTCTTCATCAACATTGAATTGTTTTGCAAAGAATTGTTTATATAACACTAACTGAAACTGTTTTATTTCATCTTTTTTAGCATAGTCGTTCCATCCTGAAGTGGATGTTTTAATGTCAAATATATAAAATTCTTCAGTGTTTTCATTGTATAAAACTAAATCTAGTAATCCTTTATACAAAACCGTTTTATATTCGGGATGGGGATTAACAATAATAGGAATTTCTATTCCAGCTAAATGCCATCCTCTAGATGAAAAATAAGCTCGTCTATTTTTCTTTACAAAATTTAAAATAGCAAGCCCATCTTCAAAAAACTCTCTCATTTCAGATGAATCTGAAAAGTGTTGTTTTTTATTTGATTCGTATGATTTTTTATAGTTTTCAATAAAACGAGATTGAAAATGTTCTTCTAAATTAATTCTATCGGCCTCAGCCCCAGATACATTGTATGTTACTTCTAAGTAGTGTTGTAAAGTTTCATGGAAAGAGGTTCCAAACACAGTATGAATACTGTCAGAAAAAACTTTATTTCTATCTTTATAAACTAATGCCCATTTATAAGGACAAGTTTTATACATTGAAAACTGGCTATAGGATATTAAACTGTGTTTAGAGTAGTCAATTTCCCTAGGGACATGTTTTTGAATGTCCTTTATTATTCTTGGTAATTTTTTTGCCACTACTTTAGATCTTTAACTAACTTTTTTGATTCTTTTTCATTAACCCCTAACCTACTTAAAATAGTTTCAACATCCTCTTTTTTTAACAATGTTGAATACTCTTCGGCCTCACCTAAGGAACATGAAAAGTAATCAGCAAGTTTAGCTACAAGCTCAGCATTAGGACTTTTTTTACAGCTCTTAACATACTTGAAGAACACTTTCTTTTTTGGCAACATACTTTTATATATTAGATAAATTTTTTCCTTTTCGGTATAGGGGATTTTTTGTGCAATGTTGACTAAATCAACATACGGTTCATACATAGAAACAAATCTATGAATCATATAGGGATTAAAGGACTCTTTATCATCAGTTGAAAAAGAGTCCCAATCTTGTTTTCTTAAAGTAATATTATCTAACCAATCAAATAAGGTAATCGGCATATTCTTCTCTTAGGTCTTTAGGTACCATTCCTTCCAACATTTTTCCTGTTTGAGGGTCAAAAAATACAGGAATAGGAACAATAGCATCCTCAGGAGTTCCGGCAATAAATTTACTTACTTTACGTAAAATAACTCCTTCTTGCCATACTGGGGATCCACTTTCAGTGTTTAATCCTTGAGTGGCTTTCAAATCAAAGTTCATTTTCAGGTCTTGGTTCTTCATTATTTTGTTCTATTAATTGTTCGTTATTTATTTCTTCAAATTCTATATCTTCTACTTTTCTACAAAAATAAAATTCATCATTATTTTTTAGGACAGTATCACACATCCAATATTCTTTTAGTTCATTTATAAAGTCTTTATCTTCTCGTTTAAATTTAACTTTACGATAAACTTGACATAAAGTTCCATTATTGTTTAGCATTTGCATGTTCATTTTTCTTATACTCCTTCCATTCTAAATAAAATCCAATCGCTACTAATATATTCATTCCCAAGGATGCTATTATTTCTTTTATGTCCTCGTAAATATTCATTGTTAAATGAACATGTCCTACTACCCAAAAAGGTATAGATAAATTACCTGCTATCCAAACAATTAAATATTTTAAAAAGTGTTTCATATAACTTGTTTCTTTGAAATTACGGAAAGTATTTGAGAAAGACAAGACATTATATTAATTTCTTTATCTACTCTAAAACCTGCTTGGTATTGCATCTCAGATAAAATAATGATTACCTCACCTTCTCTACCAATAGCATATTCACTTACAGTTTCAAATAAAAATCTAAATAAATCATCATAATCATTTACCCCAGAATCCGCAATTATTTGTCTAACTGAAGTAAATGTAGTAGGAGTAGGTTTTTTAAGTAAATTAAGTACTTGATTATGGTATGATGTTGAAACCAAAACCGATGAATCAGGTTTTAAAACTCCACCAACAGTAGATGACTGACAAACATTTAATGTTTTACGCAAATCAGGATAAAACTTATTAACTATAGCGGCTATATCCTTTAAATCATAAGTTATACCTTCACTATCTAAAATCCATGCAACGTGACGAGCAACCTCACTTTTGGTTGGTGGAACGATTTTTAATACCTGGCAACGTGATTGTAGAGGATCAATAATACGTTCTACAAAATTACAGGTTAATATAAATCGAGTAGTACGTGAAAATGTTTCAATAATATTTCTTAATGATGCTTGTGCTTGGATAGTAAGGAAATCGGCTTCGTCCAAAATAACCACTTTAAGTGGCTTAAAAGAAGCTGTACTAGCAAAACCAGAGACTTTATCCCTGATAGTATCAATTCCACGCTCATCGCTAGCGTTAATATACAAAAAATCACAATTAAGGCTATTAATAATAAGCTTTGCAAGAGTAGTTTTTCCAGTACCAGCCGGACCATAAAAAAGAAAATTCTGAATGTCATTTTGGTTTAAATATTGTTGGATAACACTTTTAATATTTTCGTTTCCAACATAAGTGTCTAAAGTTGAAGGGCGATATTTTTCAACTAGTAATGTATGTTCTCGTTTATTCATCTTCTCCGTAAATGTTATATGTTTTAGGTTTTACTTCAAATTCTTCTTCTCTAATAACATACAATTTTCCTTTTAAGGGTTCAAGCCTAAAAGCAGAGGGTTTTACAGTACTTTCAACGTAATAAGCATTTAAAGCTTCTGTTAAAGAATTATAAACTTTTCCGTTTACTTCCCATTTATCACCAGGAGGAACACGATTAGCAATTTCAATTATTTTTTCTTGTTTCATAACTTAATTTGTTTGACAATATAGGGTAATAGGGAATTTAAAGAATAATTAACAGATACACCTTTGTTATTTAAAGTAACATACAAACTTCCTGAATCAGGAACAAATTGTACATTTGTAATTACATAAATTGTTCCGTCAATTTCTAATTTATTCCCTATTAATCCTATAGCGTCTTGCATTTTAATACATATCGGGCATTCCGGGGAAACCTGATTCGTCTTTCTTTTCTTCTGGTTTATCCACAATGACTGCCTCTGTTAATAAAATGGTTCCAGCAACTGAAGCAGCATTTTGGAGAGCTGTTCTAGTTACTTTAGAAGGATCGATAATACCTGCTTCTTTCATGTTAACGAAAGTTTCAGTTTTTAAATTATAACCCATCCAATTATTCAAAGGATCCATTTGGTTAATTAAACCGTAACATTCACCTTCAGAATAACCAGCATTAGTTAAAATTTTCATAAACGGAGCAGCACATGCTTTATAAACAATACTTTTACCGATATGAACATTACTATCTAATTCTTCTCTAGACTTAGTGATTGCTTCTCTAGCATAAAGTAAAGTTGAACCACCACCAGGTACAATACCTTCTTCAATAGCGGCTTTAGTTGCTTGTAAAGCATCTTCAACACGATCCTTCTTTTCTTTCATTTCTGTTTCAGTGTTTCCACCAACATAAACAATAGCAACTCCACCTACCATTTTAGCTAGACGTTCTTGTAGTTTTTCCATTTCGAATGCTGATTTGGCATTTTCGATTTGGTTTTGAAGATCTTCAACACGTTGTTGAATTGCTTCTTCACTACCTGAACCATCAACAATAGTGGTTTCTTCTTTACCTACAGTGGCTAATCGGCATTCACCTAACCATTCAGTATTGAATTTTTCTAATTTCATACCTCTATCAGGAGAAACAACAGTACCACCAGTTAAGATAGCAATATCTTCCATAATTAAGGTTCTACGGTCTCCAAAATCAGGAGCTTTAACAGCACATACTTTCAATAAACCTCTCATTTTGTTTACAATAAGAGTAGCAAGTGCTTCACCGTCAATGTCTTCAGCAATAATCAATAATGAACGATTTTGACGAGACATATCTTCTAACAATGGTAACAATTCTTTTACTTGGGTAAGTTTTTTCTCATAAATCAATACTTTTGGTTTTTCCAAAA